CCATCAAACGCTTTATACCCAATCTCTCGGTGCCACTTTATAAAGTCGTCCCAGTCGCTTGAAAAAACATTCATCCCACACTTGAATGGGATGCAATGGAAATGCTTTTTAAAGAGACCAACCATTGCTCCGAAATACATCTTTCCACAAAGGTTGGCTTCAATGGGGGCGCACTTTACACCTCTAGTCTTCTTAACAACTCCGTCTGCATTGCACTTGAGAGTCTCATCCTTCATGCAAAGCTGATTAACATAAAATGGTACGACACCGTCACTAAAGGCATTATGGAGTGTCGCGACACGCTGAGCACAATCGGAGTCGGAGATAAACCAGTCACCGTCAATGTTCTGGTCCATGATGCCATGCTTTCCCTTCACCCCATGCTTCCTAGTGAGGGTCGATGGGAGTCCGGGTGACCCTGCGGTAGGGTACCTGTCCACCAATCGCCCATCACCATTGAGAGCTTCTTTCAATGTCAAAACACGAATATGAGTTTCCTCACAAACGGGTATCTCAGAAATCACACTCTCAAACAATGCATCGCCCGCTAACTTGACCCACTTTTCCGGCATAACAGCAAGCGAAGCATCTGCACGGTTAGCGATCTCAGCTAGGACATCGAACGGGCCGAGGCTCGTTCTAGTGTCGGTCGGATCACCCATAATAGACGGCTCGTAAATAACGTCCTTCTCCAGGTAATTGTATATGAGTGATTTCACATACTTTGTTTTTGAAGACACACCCGGCGGGGCCCACTCCAGTTTGCCGAGGTGTATATATGAATCATTGAGCTTAACTCTCGGTTCGGATGAAATCACATCGGAAACTGCGCAATGCTTGGTAATCGGATAATGATTTCTGTCCAATTCGGCTAAACAATCGTGAACCTCATCAATCGTGACGACCGCAGACGTGGATTCACTTGAGAGGGGGCGTGACCTAATCCCGACATGTACAGACAAAATCTTGTACTGCCCGTCGACCTTACCTATAACTGGAAAACCGCAATCGCCATGGCTGCACTCATAATCAGAAAGGAGAGATATAGGCAAATAAACGTCAGGTTTTTTAGAGCCGTCGACACTCGAATACTGCAAAAAGGCATGGGGAAGGTTTCTAACAGTAGCAATAATGCCCTTGGAAATCCCATCAAACCTGACCATCCTAACGTCGCGGAACTCAGCTCTATGAACAAACTTCTTGGCAGTTATGTGGAAGTCAGTCATGTCTTTCCTTGGCGGCACCTTCGAACCACAGCTATAGTAAAGCCAGTCAGAAAGTAATCCATGCTCATTCTCCCAGGGCATTATAAAATCCCAAGAAA